CCCCAGCCCTTCAAACGGCGACTGTCGGCGCGGTTTCGGCTTCACGACCTTGTGTTCCTGGGCGAACAGTATCTTCGCCCGGTAACTCTCGAACTTCATACCGCGAGCGTCGCGCTGTTTCGTCTTGATGCCCCGATTGCTGGATTCGGTGAAGGCATTGGTGAATTGGTGACCAGGCTGTAGAGGGTGCCGCAGGACTGGCAGCACTTTGGCTCGGGCAGTTCGACGCGGAAGTGGTAGTCGTGTTCGTCCTCCTGGAAGCCGACGACATCGAGCTTCAAGGGGTGCAGCAGCGTACTTGGCGTCATTCTGCTTGCTTGAGCGCCTTCCGGATGCCGTCGCTGACGTTTCCGTTGCCGAGTTTGGAAGCGATGGCCAAGCTTTCAGCATCAAGATAGACATTGACTCGCTTTCCGCCTTCCATCTCGGACGGCCGACCAGCCGTTCCAAGGGCAGCAGCAATCGTGCGGCCATCAAGGCTTCGAATGGCTCCAGCATTGACTTGGACATAGACCCCGGTGGCGTCGATGCGCACCAGGGCGCCGGTGTCGAAATCATCTCGCGTCACCGTGCCTAGCGGCGTCGAGTTGGCAGGCAGAGTATTGGTGTAGAGCTTCCAGTTCCCCGCGGTATCGACCGTGACTTTGCTCATCAGAAGACCCCCTTGCCGGTAGCGACGTCGTACCAGTCGGAGTCCATGTAGCAGACTTCGAGGTAGTCATCGACGGAGCGTTCGAGGAGAGCGATACGGTCATCTTCCTGCACGGTGGCCACCACGAATTCCGGTTCAACGCCATCGGCCTCAGCGGCGGCCAAGGAGTGATGACCATCAATCACGGCCTGCATCACAACGCCGTCGATTTCGAATTCTGGAGAGACGGTCACAACGTAGTCGCGGGCATCGCGCTTGGTCTGGACGGTGTTGTCGTCGAGGTAGCGTTGGCTGCTGATGAACATTTGCTTCTCCTTCGGTTCCTTGCTTCGATGACTCTATTATATACACACCTAACATGGTGTCAAGTGTTTTGTGTGTATAAATTTGTATCAACCAAGAAATCCGAGGAAAGCGGTTTTTCTGCCCGCATTAGGGGAAGGCTGTATCAACCGCTAAATCCGAATACCCCCTTTCTTGTAGATCGGCAGGTCGGTATGCAGCATGGCTGAATAACTAAAGGATCAAAGAGTTAAAGTGGAATCTCGCTGACGGCACGCACTCGGCACTTGGCAGAGAGGTAGCTGAGGTCCTGGATGCCGTGGGTGAAGCTCTGGAAGAACGCCGCTTTTCCACTCCTGGTTAGCGTCAGCGTCCAGTACCAGGTGTACTTGTCGAAACGGTCCGCCAGGCGCTCGCACAGGTCGATGCTCTGATGGCGGGTCGGCAGGTGGCTTTTCATCTCGGGGTTTACATGCTCTGCATGCTTTACCGCATCTTCATGATCCATGGCGGTGTTGTCGTCTTCATCCCAAAGCAGCAGATGCACGAGACTGTCGCCGGTCAGAGAGAGCGAAATGCCGGCATAGGTCGCTTCCGTGCCGGGCCACTTCTCGCCGATGGCTGGAATGTTGTCATTGGTTACCGGCTTGAGAATGCTGCCCAGCGCCATGCCGGCGATTAGACCGACTGGCGGTTGCGGAGCGGAGATGTTGATGCTGAGGTTTTCGATATGCAGTTTCATGGTGGATTCCAAGGATTGAAGGACTCAAGGGTTAAAGTTGAATCAGCCTGACGGCACGCACTCGGCACTCGGCAGAGAGGCTGTCGTAGTACTGGTAGCCGTTGGTGAAGGTCTGGATGAACGCCATGTTTCCGCTTGGCAGAACGGTCGATGACCAGTACCATGTCGCGTCGAAAGCTTCATCGCCACCTTCCTTGAATGCATCCAGATGAGATTGAGCAGGGTATTCCGGCGTGTACAGCCAGCCTGTCGGCTCACTGCTGTTGTTTTCTCCGTCACGCCAGCCGCACAAGTTTTTACTGGTGGTCGGTTTGAAATGGCGGTAGCCGAGCTCCAATTCGTCGCGGGATGGAATCCGCCAGTCGCCAAACCCGTTGATGTTCAGATCGGCGATGCGCGAGGCGGCCGCGCTACCAGAAGCGATGAGGTCTTGTGTATTGGCGGTGCAATCGTTGGGGCTGTGCGCGCCGGTGGCAAGCTTGCCTTTTGGCAGCAAAATGGCGCTGATCTCGCCTTGTTTCTTGGGTGCCCAGATGATGCCTTTGCGAGTGCCGTTGACATGGATAGCGCCGCCGAAGGTGCCGCCTTCCATCGGGGTTCCAATGGCGATCGCTGGCTGGCTGGTGTTTTGTTTCATGGTTACTCCTTGTGGGTGATTTGTTGCGAGGGGCCAGCCCCTAACACTGTTTTCCCGACAGCCTGCGCGCTCCTTTCAGAGGTTGCAGCCGGGGCTGGCTTGATCTTGTCGAGTTCCATGCTGATGCGGATGGTCTGGACGATGTCGGTGGCTTCGTCGATGGTCAGTCGTAGCGCCTGGCGCTTGCAGGTGTCGATGTCGGCGCGCACCTGGGCGAGATCCTGTTCGAAGATCGGGGCGCCGCTGTGCAGTTTGTTGGCAAAGCGAACCATGCCGTCGGTGTCGGCGGCGATGCCGTGGCGGGTTTCGGCGATCTGGTGAAAGTCGATCAGGCCGCGCAGGGCTTCGACGAGGTCGTACCAGCCTCGGTGGCTGTCTTCGTAAAACACGGGGCGGCCCTGGGCGCTGTCGACGGTGCAGTCGGCTTCCAAACGGTGCAGGATGCGCTCGATGGGGTCGAAGACGGTGCTGATCTTCCACGGCTGCGCGCTGAGTTTGATGCGGGTGGCCCGGTAGGGGCGGCGGTTGGCGGATTTACGCATGGGCGATGGCGAACTGGCTTGGTTTTTGGCTGTAGTCGCGCACGATGCGCGTTTCCATCGGCCCGGTTTCGAGCTGGTTGATGGCGCGCCAGATGACGGTACGGGCGAGGCCGGTAGCGTCGTGAATGTCGCGCACGGTGCGGGCGCCGGCGACGATGGCAGCATGGACGCGCCCAATGTTTTGCGGGCTGGTGGTCAGGGTGCGCCAGTCGCGTGTTGATGCCTTTTCTTTACGGATGACCGGCCGGTCTTCCATGTGGTGCATACGGCGCCGGCCTTTGGGCAGGGCGCGGATGAGCTGGCGGATTTCGTCGGCGTCGTTGCGCAGGATGGTGGTGGTTAGAGTCATAGTTCATCACCCATGGCAAGCAGCCAGAGGAAGGCTACGGCGCCGATGCAGAGCAGGATGTCGCCGGCTGCAGTGACGGCGGATTGGAGGATTGGGAGAACTTCGGTCATGGTGCGGTGGGTTTCGCGCGGCCGATGGCATCATCAATGGTATGCAGCGTGGCGTCGTATTCGGCCAATCCGCTCTTTCCAAGATCGTCAGTGACCGTGTTGGTTGAAAAATCCTTGTGGCAATCGAATAGCGTTTCGCGGTCAAGGTCGATGCGCGCTCTGGCGACGGAGAGAGCAGCCAGCAGTTCGTCGCGCTGCTTCTCTGCATCTTCCGCGCGCCTCTTGTTGAATTCAGCGGCATCTTTGAATGAGTCGCGCTGCTTTGAAATCGCGCTAATCGCCTCCTCGTCATACAGCGGAATGGCGCAATCATCGGTCTCTGCGCAATCAGTCCATCCGAACGGTTCGGCCTTGAAATAACCGAACGGCTCCGGCGTGTGCTTTTGCTCGCTCACGCTGCACATCCAAACGCCTTGGCTTGAGCAAGCTGTTCGTCCGTCATGTGGTCATGCTGTCCAATTCCGAGCAGCTTGCGGATAGGTTGTCCAACGGGGCTGCTTCCGCCTTGGTGGTAGTAGAGCGTCCAAAGCAAAGCCGCTTCCATCTGCTTCCGCTTCGGGTGATCGCCAGCTCAGGAAGGTTCGCGCGCACCAGCGCTGCCGCCACCGGCGGGCAAACGCTGTTGCCGCACATGCGAACCTGTGCCGATTTGGTCAGGCTGATGCGCTGTCCGTTGTGATCGATTCCCCATTCGGTGATGTAGCTGTCGGGGAAGCCTTGCGCCTTGAACAGCTCGCGCGGCGCCAGCATGCGCAGGCCGATGTCGGCGATCGCGTATTCCTCGCCGGCAACGGTGACCAGGCCGTAGCGGTCCCTGGTCGTGACGGTGTGCAGCGGTTCGCTCAGGTTCGGGTCTTGGTCGGTGCCGTAATACTTGATGAGGAAGGCGCGTACTTCGGCAAAGTGCATTCCCTGCACGCTGATCGTCTGCAACGGGTCGCGGTCGTCCTGCCCGATGTTGTCGCCGCGCATCTTGACCAGGTTGCTGGTGACCAGGCTGTTGTGATCTGTGCTGGTAACGGTGTGAAGCGGTTCGCCTTGCAGGCTGTGTCCGACCACACCGCCGTAGTGCTTCGCCATGAAAGCCGAAACCAGCGCGTGCTTCTGGATGCCAACGAGCGTGCCAAGCGGCTTTTCAATATCTATCGCCCGGGGCGCCTGGCCTTCGCGCTCTCCATAGCCTGTCTGGACAAGCGTCGGCGCAATCAACGCATGGTGCCCGCCCTTGGTCTGGGCGCAGATCGTGCGCAGCGGTTCATCGGCCGGCATGCAGCGCGGCGTCGAGGCGTTAGCATGCTCGGTCAGGACCGGGGCGACGATGGCAAATCTGTTTTCCGTGCTTTGTGTGTGGAGCGGTTCATCGATCCCGCTCCCGCGAAATTCGCCTTCGGCTTTCTGTCCGTAGTATTTGACGATGAATGGGTCGGCCGCATTGACCACGTAGCGCATGATCCCCTTGGCGATCCGGCGCAGCGTGGCATCGGCCAGCGGCCTTTGGCGCTCGAAGATCGACGGGCACGGCAGGGTGAAATCGATGCACTCGGCGGCCGTTCGCCACGGCTTCAGCTTGTTGGCCTTGGTCGCGATGTTGCGCGGGTCGCCATGCGTCGGCGCCGGCCAGACAATCGGCTGTCCGTCGCGGCGGGCGATCAGGAACAGGCGTTTGCGGATCGTCGGTGTGCCGTAGTCGCAGGCGCGCAGCTCGCGGTGCTCAACGTGGTAGCCCTGGCGACGCAGCGCGTTGCAGAACGCATTGAACTCGCGGCCATTGTTCTTTGGGCAGGGGCGCGCCTTGCCGTCGCCGTCGACGACCAGCGGACCCCAGGTGCGGAATTCCTCGACGTTTTCGAGCATGATGACGCGGGGCTTAACGACCGCCGCCCAGCGCAGCGCCACCCAGGCGAGTCCGCGAATCTTCTTCTCTACCGGCTTGCCGCCTTTGGCCTTGCTGAAATGCTTGCAGTCCGGCGACAGCCAGACCAGCCCCACCGTCCGGCCTTGCGTGACTTCGCGCGGATCGATCTCCCACACGGATTCGCAATAGTGCTTCGTCTCCGGGTGGTTCGCCGTGTGCATGGCGACCGCTTCCGGATCGTGATTGATGGCGATGTCGACGCGGCGACCGAGGGCAAGCTCGATGCCGGTTGAAGCGCCACCACCGCCGGCAAAGTTGTCGATGATCAGTTCGCCGTGGATGTCTAGGTTGAGTTGCATCTTATTGCTTTGGTGACAAATCATCTGCCTGAACAAACTGCTCGAACTCGCTGGATACGCACAGCCGTTCCTTGACGTGCAGGCTGCCGTCGAATTTGTCGTGGCGGATGGTGAGATGCCTGGCGCATGTTTCGCGGCGCGAGCACCATTCGTTTTTGTGGGCGGTGTGGGCCAGGCAGCGGACGTAGTCGGCGGGTAGGGGTAGTGTCATGCGTCGATGTTCCGCATCAGGTGTTGAACCAGGCGGGCCTGGTGGATGGCGTCGTTGAGCGCGTGGTGTGCCATGCCGTGGCGTTCGATGCGCTTCTCCGGGTAAAGTCCTTTGAGCGTCCGCAGGTCGCGCTCGCGCCAGAATGGCCAGGGGGTTTTCCAGCCAATCCTGGCGTATGCGTTGGCAAGGATCGGGAAATCGAAGCTGGCGCCGTTGCACCAGATTTCGTCCGGGCCATCTTCATCTACTACGAGAAAGGCATATAGCGCTTCAAGGGCGGTGACAAGTGGCGCGGCGTTGGTCTGGCCGTGGCCCAGCGCAGCTTGTGCATCGCCGGATTGTTTGAGCCACCAGAGGACGGTATCGACGCCGATGGTGAGGCCGTGGCGCTGGCAATCTTTGAGGTCGACGTGCAGGTGGAAGGTGTCGCCGATCCGGGTTCCGTGCGGATCGAACCAGACGGCGCCGATGCTGGCGATGGCTGCGGTTGGTTGGATGTCGAGCGACTCGATGTCGATCATGACGGCGGTCAGGTCGGGTGCTTCGTCCAGGCCGGGGATGTCAAAGCGGAAAAGCTCTTCAACTGTGATTTCGTCGGAGCCTGCCGCTGCCGGCGATGCTTCCGGCTTTGGCGGCTCGACAACGCCCGACGCCTCGCCCGAGTTTTGTGCAAGGGAGGTGGAACGATCGTCAGGTGCCGGTGTTATGTCCCCACCGCCGGCTGGGGTGGTGCTCACATGCTGAGTTTTGGATTGATTGGTCATATCAAGGTCAGGATTAGGGTGATGGTGGTGGCGATGGCCAGCAGCAGGGCGCCGCCAAGGCTTTGCATGGCGCGACGGTCTTCGTCGTGCGCTTGTTGCCAGGCGAGGCGCTCGCTGTGGGTCATCAGGCGCGCTCGAATACGATGCGGCTGCCAGCGGGCAGAAAGCTCTGGTAGTGCGCCCGGGTGCGGCAGAGTTCGCGGCTGAGGATGCGGATGTTGGCCTGCGCCAGGGCGCGGGTGTCGGCATCGGTGATGTGGTCGAGCGTGAGGTAGGCATCGTGCAGCGCGATTTCGACGCTACGCATCTGGTGCCAGGCGAACCAGCGCTTTAGGGTGCGGATGGTTGCGGTCGACGCGGTTTTTAGGGCAGTTTTCATGCGGCCTCCATCTGGGATGTTTGTAATGCGGATTCGAAACGCTGAACCAGGCTGATGATTTTTGGGTCGTTTTTGACCTCAAGATGCTTCGACTCGATGTTATTGATTGCCTGGTCCGCGTTGCCTTTTCCGGTGGCGACCCAGTAAGCGGCGCTGGCAACGGTGTCGCTGAGCGCTGTTATCGAGTAGTAATCCAGCTCCCACTGAATTTCGAACTTTTGGAACGGCTGCGCTAGCGTTCTGATCAGGTAGCCGTTGAAGTGGCTTACAAGGCATGCAGTCACGACCTTTTCGGCAATTGTTTTGTGCGGCAATGCCATCACAATCGGCTCTATCCTTGCTCTCGCGGCCTTGCTGTCGCGCTCGAATTTGATTTCTTCGGCTTTGGCGGCCAGCGACTCTTTTGCTTTTCGGTAGCCAAAGCTATCGGCGATTTTTGCTGCAGCGAGCAACACGCCGCGATCTGCAATGTCGAACGCGGGGTCATCTGCGATGCTGCGCAGCGCCGTCGCCGTCCGCTTGGCGACAGAGCTGCGGTTTTTCAAGGTGGATGATCTGCTGGTCATACGTCCTCCGTCGAAATGGCTATCACTTCGGGTTGTTGGTTTTGGTCAGCTTGCGCAGCCATGCACAAAGCTGGGTGGCGTCTGAACGGTAGCCAATCGGAATGACCAGGCCAGCGACCCGGCGGCAGACCTTGTAGCGCCCGCCGACCGGCATCACGAAACAGGTGGTGCCCTGGGTGATTTCGCGCGCTTTGGCGAGGGTTTCGGCGGGGGTCATGCCCGGCCCCGGCTGCGGTTTGAGCGGGTAGCGCGCTGGGCGTCGCAGATCACGATGGCCACGGCCATAACACAGAACACCGCCGCCCCGACCATCGCGTCGGCACGGTTGCTGGAAAAGCCAGCGGCCAGCATGGCGATCTGCATGGTGAATAGGATTAGGCGCATTGGGCAATTACTCGTAGTTGCGTTCAGCAACGAACGTCGGGAAGCGCGGGAAACCGCCATCGGTCAGTCCGCAGAACCCGAAGGTGACGGCCGCGCCGATGGTTGGCGGTGCCATGCGGATCGCGTCAGGAATGCCGGCGCCGACGTTGAAAACCTTATCTTTCCAGCGCACAATCAGCGCGCCGATCATGCCGGCCAGCCGACCTTCGCCACCTTCGTAGCCGATCACGATGGCCTCGTCGCTTTCGAATGGCTTGTACTTGAGCAGGCAAGCAGAGCGCTTCGGCTCGTAAGCGCTTCCAGGCTTCCGTAGCATCACGCCCTCGGCGCCCTGGGCGATCATCGCGGCGAACATTGAGTCGAGCTGCGCCAAATCTCGGCAAACGGTGTGCGGCAACACGCGGGCGACAGAGCTTTCCGTCAAGGCGCGCTCAGCAGCCAGCAGGCGCTGCTCAAACCCGCCTTCTGCCGCCGGCGCGTCGAACACGCAATAGGAAATCGCCCGCCATTCGACGTCGACCGCAGCTTGCTTGCGCACTGTGCTGACGGTGCGCTGAAACTGGCCTCGTCCAATGTACAGCTCCCCGTCGAGCGGCATGTCGGCGGGCAGCTGAGCTACGAACCAGGCCGGGGCGGCGAAGGCGTTGCCGTTACGCGAAACGAGCTGGCGTCCATCCCACAGGGCGCGAACGCCGTCGAGCTTCTCGCTGAGCAGCCAGCCGGAGATCGGCTGGCTGCTGTAGGGCTTGGCTAACATCGGCATCATGGTTGGCTCCCGGTTGGTTGTTGTAATGACTATACGAAAATGAATAATTCATGTCAATACGCAAACGCATAATTTTGAGCAAAAAAAATCCCGCCGGAAAGGCGGGCTATTTTCATCGGGTTGTCTTGCGTCGTCGTTCTTCTTCGACTTCTTTTTGCGCCTGCTCTACCCAGGTGAGCGGCTTTGTCTCAATGGGCGGCGCCGCTGGCTGGTGTGTGGCTAGCGATGGGCTTTGGTTTCGTTCTTTGTTTTCGGCGCGCATAGGGGCAGGCGCTGCCTCGGTTTCTGCCGGCATGGCAAGCAGGTCTTCAAGCTGCTCGCCAATACGCTTGGCCACGGCAGTCTGGCGTTTACTTCCGACGGTCATGGCAATGTAGGCACCATAGATGCCGGCCTTGAGTGCCGGGATGGCGGTTTCGAGAGCAGCCATCTCTTCGTCGCATTGCTGGTCGCCGGTTACGCTCATGGTGACGCCGGCGTTGAGCGAAGACAATGACTCTAGCCAAGCTGGCTTGATGTCGGCGCCATGTTTGGCGAATAGGTTGGCGATGATTCTGATGTCGTCGCGCCCGATCTTGCCGTCGGATTGGGCGGCAACAATAAGGACGTCGAAGGCGGGCTTCGATACTTCGCGGCAGGCTTCAAGAATGTTTTCCATGTGCCGCAGCGCAGTTTGTAATTGATTGTCTGGCAAAGCGGCTGCGGGGGCCGGTGCCTGGGTCGGTTTTGCGGGAGTTGCCCCTGCCTGCCGTGGCGGCGACGTGAGCGACCAGACCAGAGCTGCAAGCCATCCTATGAATGTCCATCCAGCTAACACATTGAGGGTGATGATGGCGCCCTCGTTGTGATGATTTCGGATAATAGCGATCGCGGTTGGAATGAAGTAGACCGCTAAGAGCAGCAGGAAGATTCCCATGTTGGCTGTCTGTTTTGGTTAGACGGTAAGTTTAGCGGCCTTCCATTCTTGCATCAATATGACGTTGGTCATATCCCAAGATTTGCGCGCCTGCTGCGGGATTACGTGCCGACGCGCCGGCCAGGGTTGGATTGCTTGCAGTTGATTGTGACGAACATTTTCACAGCAATAACGATTTCCGACTGCTGTTCCGGGTCGTATCGTTCCATGATTTCTATGATCTCTTTGATCGGCTGGCTTGGTTCGTGGTAATTCTGGGCGGGTGGAGATTCTGCGACCAGGCGCGTTCCGCGTTCTTTGGAAAAGTTTCCATTGTGCAATTCCTCGACCGACACGCCGAAGTATTTCGCCAGCTTGGCGACCGTAGCGCGTCGCGGATCTGCGGATGTCCCGTCGAGAATCCGGAATATGGTCGGCTGTGGAACGTGAACCTTGCCTGATAACGAGTGCGAGTTTTCGCCGTGTTTTTCCATCAGCGCCTGAAGATTTTCGCGTAGCCCCATGGGTGAACTATGCGGGAATAAATAATTCAGTGGCGTATTGCACAAACTATGCGTTTGCGTATAACATTGGCGCATGATGAGATCCACCCAAGAAAACATTGCTTATTTGCGCACCCTTGGCTACTCGCAATCGAGGATTGCAGAGTCGCTTGGGACTACCCAGCCGCTCATCTGTAGATGGGAAAGCGGAGTAGTTCCAGCATCGGCTGATATTGCATTGAGGCTCGCAGAGCTTGCAGCGAAGGCTGCGGTCGACTCTGAAAACAAAGCCGAATCGACGAGCGAGGCCGCCTGATGTCGTGTAAATCAGTGCTTGCTTCCTCCCTGCTGCCCGACGAGATCGGGCCGTTCGTCCGGATCTGTATTCGCGATGAAGTAGTCGCGCAATACGACGTTCGTTTGCCGGCTCAGATTGAAGACAAGCCAGCCGAGGCCCCCGTGGCGAATCCACAGCCGAATCCTTCCGTCGCGCAGAACCCTGGCTTCGATGCTCGGATTGTCCTGGGGGATGACTCTGATGTCTTCGTCCGTTAATTGCGGCGGTCGACGCATGACTTACGGCGTTTTCTCCGCCCGTATTTCCGCCAGGTCGGAAATGAGACTTTCCAGTTCGCTCGCCGACAAGCGGCGCGCGGCATCGAGTATTGATTTCAAGTTGATTGCTCTGTTCATGAATACAAAAAATAGCGAGGCCGCCTGAGATGCCTTCCGACCGTGAAACACAGGATTTCTTCAGTGCATGTCGGGCGATCCCGCCAGTGCATCCGCAAGACCTCTGGCAATCCTGGCAGGCGTGGTCTCGCCGCCATGTTCCATTTGCTCGGCCAGCGCATGTGTCCGCTGACGAATGCCCGCCTTCAGGCTCTCCGGTAAGCCAGCCCAAAAACACATGAGAAATGCCGCCATGCCGCGATACAGGTCTTCGTTTTCAATTAGTTTTTCCTTGGTGAAATGGATTTCCTGATGTCAATCCATGCTTCTGGCCGCGTCGAGCGCAACGCTGTTGGCGAACTGGTTGCGTGCTTCGGCGTTGAGGTTCAGGCCGTGCTGCCGGCACCAGGCGAGGAAGTCGGGCGCGTTGATGTAGGCGCGGGTTGTGCTCCAGCCGAGGCGCTGCATGTGCTTCTCGGATTGCTCTGCCTTGATGCGCCAGGCGCTGTAGGTGGCCGGAAGCTGCTGCCGGTCTTCCATGATGGCGACCGCCGCTTCGTAGTCTTCGAGGCGATACCACACCAAGCCGGCTGTTTTCCGGGGTTCGTTCATGGGGATTACTTCCAGTGATGAATGGTGTGTGGAAACAGCATTTTGACATGGCTGGAATCTCCTTCCCGTTGTCTCCATCCTCCCGCGTAAAGGCATACCCCCTGCCAGCGCGGGTTTTCGCAACCCGGCCCGCCTCTTTGGCGGTGCCGGGCTTTTTTTCGGTCATGGCATGGGCTGTGTTCATGGGGTCAGTCTATTTTTTTTGCCGCGCCGCCTAGAGGAAAGTAGGGGAAATAATCATGAGTGCACTTTCCGGTACCGCGCATCAACTCACGCTTGACTTCGAGCCGGGGCAGTGCATCTACACGAATCGCAATCCACTCAAGACAGTGGCCGCCGACATGGACATGAGTGCTTCCGAGTTGTCGCGCAAGTTGTCTGGCAATCCTGACGACTCTCGCCGCTTCACGCTCGACGATCTGGAGCATTACATCAAGGCACATGGTGATACCACGCCTATCTATTACCTGGTTGAGAAGTATCTCGAGAACGACAGCTTGCGTAAGCAACGCGCGCTGGCTGAGCTACTCAAGTGCGCTCCTCAGTTCCTGGCGCTTATGAAGCAGGCGACGGCCGAATGAGTACCTGCAAATCGTGCGCCTATCGTAATCAGTCATTGGCCTATCCGCTTTTGTATTGTTCTCTGCGTGGGCTGATGGTCAATCAGTCTTTCGTCTGCAACAAGTTCAAGGAGGGCGCGTGATGCTGTGTCCGCGCCCGTTAAAGCACCTGCCAACAGCCGACGACAAGGGTGATTCGCGTTGAGATATTCAATTTCAAATCCCCGTTCCCCGAGCGATGGTGAAGAAACACGCCTCCAGATCAGGGGGCCCCTGGCATCAACAGCCTACGAGGGTACAGAGAGCCTCGAAAATGGTGTAGTCAGTGATGGTGGGGCTTAGTCAACAGAATGAGCTACCTGAACTATGACTATGTGGTCGAACAGCTACGCGAGGCGGGGCTGGAGATCGAGCTGCCCATCGAGCTGGCGCGAAACGAGAAGTCGGTGCGCTGCCGGATTGCCGGCGGAGATCATGAAAAACGCGGCTGGTATCGGCTGTACGAGCACCTGATCGACAACGAGCTGTACCTGGTTGGTTCCTACGGTGTGTTCCATGGTGACGATCCGGGCACGCGCAAGGTCGAGCTGACCAGGCGCTGCGAGAAGTGCGGGGCCTCGGTGCCGCTGCGCGACAAGCAGTGCCCGTCCTGCGGGTCGAAGAAGATCCGCAAGGCCGAATTGAGCGACGAGCAGAAGGCGGCCCTGGCCGCCCGGCTGGCTGCTGACAAGAAGCGCGCGGCGGCCGAGCGCCAGGCGGAACTTGATAAGGCGTCACAGTGGGCTTCGGC